CAAAGTAAGATTGGCAGTTTCACGATTGCTCGATCCCCTGCTTCAGGGCATACCCTTGTCCTAAGCCTACTATATCGATTCGATTATGAAGGATTGGCCCCCCCAAGTATTAAGGAAACTTAGTATGTTGCCATCCTAGAGTGTTAGGCACACTCCTATTAAAGCCAGACTTGGAACTACCGATATCAACAATATCCCATAACCGTAGAGGTTAGGATAAGATATTCGGAAAGAACGTAGAGATTTGAGGAAATCCTCAAACTCTATTAAGTTTCGAGCATCATCATTTAAAGGCCAACCTTCTCCAAATGGAGTAAGAGGTCCTCCCATTACTGGGTTTAAATGTCCAAAACCTTGTTCCACCGAATACTTACTAACATTCGGGAATGAGTAAGCGATTTGTCTAGTGAATCTATGAAGGTCAATCGACCGTTTGAACCCTCGATACGCCTCTTTCATCTCTGAAGAAGGGAAGGAAAGGTCAAACAGACTTTGAGTCCAATCGGGGCTAACATAGCCAAATCTAGCTCTCGCTAATTTGGGTGTAAATATACTGCCTTTGACATCTGTACTCATTATTACTAATGGGAACGGAGTACCAAAGATTAGATATATTCTACCTAACCATTTCTCTAACCAAGATCCTCTCAGGACCCCTAGCGTAAGCTGGGATGCCTTATCCAATCGTCTAATCATCGATTGAACTGTGTGAGAGAGATATTGGTCCCATTCCGTTGTAACCAACTTAAGACAAGCATTAGCTATTCTTGAGTCACCCGCAAATTTTGACTTAAATCTATTTCTAGAAATAAGATTTGAAGATAAATCAATTATTGAATAACTATTAATGTTTATCCAGTAATTGGCGTTCACCGGAAATGGTCCAAAAGGAGAAGTAAGTGCTACTAAAATTCGTCTAGACCAAAAGGGTAATGTTCCAATCTTTCGATATGGATTCACTACACCTTTCTGGTAACGGATGGATGATTTAGCAACTTGAATAAAATCAGGCGAGAATTCTCTCTGCTCCAGATCTTCGATCCACTGAACCATAAAACAATCATCGCGATAAGCTTTGATAGTTTCATTAGGATTCAAAGGACTTAAATTTAAGCCTTTGTAGTGAATTTGTTTTGCAAATTCAAATACTCCAGTCTTAGAAGTTAAAGATTTGTGCATAGATACTCCAACACCTAATTGGTCAAGGATTACTAAGTATTGCTCCGCAACCCGAGTATCCAATATTACTACATCATCACCGATGATGGCGTAATCCTGGAACCATGACTTACCTCCTGTCCGGTAATGAGCCCATTGCACCACAAAGTGATGTGATAGAGCAAATACCGCCCATGAAGATAATGCACCCATTGGTTGCCCAACAGCGTACTTAACATTACGGTCTTCTTTTTTAAAGAAGAATTCTCGGTCTACTAAGATATGTTTCCACTGAGTCCCAAGGGATTCACCTAATAAGTATTTAAGAATTTCTTCCTGAATACGAACGGGGAACCGATCAGTAGCAGCAGATAAATCTAACGAATAAGCAGGCTTACCTGTCTCTAGTAGAATTTCTCCTACTTCCTTAGCTTTCCGGCGATGGTCAAAAGTACCGTCTTGTGGAATTTGTTCCAATATTTTAAATGCCCAGTGATGAACTGGTCGTAGAAAAGATTGAGTCCAATAATCTACAATAGCGAATACTCTTACCTTACCGGCAGCTTCTTCTTTTAGTGCTAATCGCCCTAAATGAAGTGCAGGATGAGATTGAAAGAATGCTGTAGACAGAACATAAAAGCCGTATACTAAAGCCAGGAATATAATGTGGATTAGCGCGTAGCGTGATCCAATTGTCCAACCAAATTTTAAAATGGAAGGCATCTTTAACATAATTGCTAAAGCATCATAACCTGAGCCTATAGTAGCTTGCCCGTTTGGTCCTGCACTGAAAATAAATTGGAAGTTTGGTTTACCTAATTTTGGGATAAAACGACCTTCTGCAATAAACCATCTCACACCGTGAGGTAGGAATGCTGCAAAGCTCGCGACCATAGGAGATAGGTCAGTTTTTGACTTGCTCTCTATAGTGTCTATCTTAAGTTCAGGGTTCTGATGCATAGCTCGATAAAAGCTAAGCATAGACAAACTAAACCGGATTACTACTATTGATCCCGACTCTATCTCTTTACGAAATGAAGTAGGTAGTATAGTTGGTATCCCTAGTTTAGAAATTCCACATCCAATAATTTCAGCTGATTTCACTGGTTCACCCGCCAAGTATTTGGCTAAGATACGACTAGACTCTTTTAGAATCTGGACAGTATATTTAGTACCAGAATGCTCGCGCAAGTGACACACATCTTTTACAAAGATTTTTAAGTCCTTGTGCAGATATGCCGGTAGTCCAAGAATGATAGCTAACCACTGCAAAAGCAGTAGAAAGTTATTACTTCTGAAAAGCCATCGAGATGTTGTTTGTATCATTGTATAAATGTATAAATAACTTCGACTGACAATCCCTGACGAAACTGTAACTTAATACTCGTTTCATGTGCCAGTGGGCCGCAGCTGTGGGTAGGTGAAGAACCTAAGCCTGTAACCGCTACAAGGTTTAATGTTGTAGGGTCCTAGGACCGAAATAACCGTGAG